TCAATTTAGTTGCTTACTTGTAACAAATTGATTGAATTTAGTTCCAATATCATCAACTGCCGATTGTGTGATATGGGTATATACATTCATAGTCGTTTGTAAGTCACCATGTCCGAGTCTGTGCTGAACCTGTTTTAATGACAAACCTGATTCAAATAATAAGCTAGCATGAGTGTGCCTAAATCCATGAATTGTAATCTGGGGTAAGTTTGTTCCTTTGATAATTTGTAATAGCCATTTACGGGGCAGGCTAGGTGTCATAATTCCACCTGATTCAGATTGGAACATCAAGATAGAGGTAGGAAATGATTCGTGTAGTTTTTCCAGTATTCCCAGAGTCTCATCATCTAAGCTGATTAATCTATCGCTAGACTTAGTCTTAGTAACGTCAATTTCTAGTCCTATTTGAGTACGTGTGACAGCTTTATTTATTGTTAGAGTATTATTGTTCAAGTCTTTCCAAGTAAGCGCTAGGAGCTCTCCTTTTCGTATTCCAGTGAATGCAAGCAGTCTAAACAAAGCTATCTTTTCAATATCATCTGTTTCATCGACTAATTTAAGAAATTCTTTTAATTGATCAAGAGTATAGAAATTATTATCTTTTTTTCGTTCTCTTTTTAATTTTGGTGGTGTAATCGGTAGTGCTGGATTGTTACTAATATACCCATACCTAACCGCTAGATTTAGAATGTTTCTAACAAGTCCTAGTATTTTACCACCATATTTTAAATGATCACACCATTCCTCAGTTAATCTCTGGATAAGTAGCGGATTAATATCTCCAATCATTACTTTATCAAGTTTTGGTAAAATATGATTATTTATATTTCTTTCAGTTTTTAAGTATGTGCTTCCTTGGACGGTCTTTTCGTATTCTTTAAGCCATTGTTTTGTCAATTTTCCAAATGTCATGCTAGTTTTAGGCTCACTAATTTCACTTTGTAGATTGATCAATGCAGTTCTAGCAGCTTGCCTTGTTTTGAATCCAGATCGCCTAATATATTTTCTTTTACCGTCAACATATCCAGTGTACAAAAGAAATCTATAAGCGGTTTCGCCATTTTTCTTTTTATATGATTCAATTTTCATTGCCTACTATCTCCAAATTTGATAAAATAAGCATAGTAAAGGGACCTACTGCAAAGCAGGTTTTTACTATACAGGATTTGCCTCACGCTCTCCTCGACCAAAATTTGAGCGTGGGGCTTTTATTATTTATAAAATAATAAAAGCGATAACTACGAATAGTTACCGCTCAGGCGTAGCAGCTTGTGCTACTATCATTTGCGCTAGGAGTAATCCTAGGTCGGTAACCATATTATATCAAAATCTCTTATATTTTGATAGGAGATTTACAAAATTTTTATGATAATCTATTTACCTAGTTGCATTTGAAGTTGTTGTTTATCAGCAAAATTCAAGATATGAATATTATATTCTTGAAGAGCGATTCGGTGGTCATCTTTCATGTTTTTGAATCCGTCATCGCTCACAATAATATAGAGTTCTTCTTTGTCTCCATATTCTCTTTTTCGGAATTCCGATGTATCAAGCCAACTTGCTAGAATGGTATCAACTTGTTGTTTGGTAACATGATTATGAACACGAGCTATTTTAGAAATTCCATGGCTCATGAATACAAAATTAAAGCGGTGTTCTAATCTAGAGCGTCCTGCGATAGAGAATGCTGGGAATACTGAGTAATGATTGTCTGACATGAAGTAGCTCTTCACATCATCTAGAAATTGAGATTTTACATTATTTGGGCTCAGTTGGATAAAATCATATACATTCATTAACAACTGAGTCATATCATGTATAGCTTGACCAAGGTTTGCTTTCGAAACTGTCCTTTCAATAGCTTTATCCACTAAATCAAAACCATTATAGTGTAGTAGGGAGAGGAACAAATCGTTTCTGCGCCCTTTTTTTGTAACATCAATACCGTTGATAGAAAGATTCCAAATGGTATAACTATCATCGGTGATGGTCAATGATTTTCCGTTGGATTTGATAGAAAATCCAATAGCCTCACCGAATGGATCTACAAAAGGTGTCACAACTTCAGTGTGTGTCTCAGTTGCATTATTAAAAATCGTATTTTCTTTTACAAATGCTAAATATTCTTTTTTTACATCACTAGCCTTCATGGTGACTCCTTTCTTAGTGGTTTTATTATATCAAATCTTCTTGGATATTGATATTAGCATCTTGAGGATTATTGATATTCGTGTAATCAAATAAGTTGGACATCATTTCTAGAAAATCATTTGTATCTTTGATGGTTTCGTATGGTAAAGGATAAGCTTTGTAATGGGTGCTTTCATCTGCTTTTAGATAATACTCTTCTTCTGAAAAGATATTAATACGATTTCCCCAGATTTTTTCTCCATTGGCATTTTTATGGAATTTATTATTTAGATTGATACGGATAAGAGTGTAATTATGTTCTGTTTCTCTGAGATGAAAAACCTTACTATTCGTGCTATAGAAATAATTTAAAATAAATCTTTTGTGGTTTTGGCCTACGATATCAATATGACCACTTGTATTATTTGTTAATGTTTTATTGTGCTTGGTTGCAATGACCTTTAATAAGGTTATGAGTTGCTGAGCTTCGATGTCTGTCAGTTGTAATTCTTTCATGGCGCCCCCTCTTTACATAATATTCGCTAAATTATAAAATTCATCTTTAGCAATGGTGCTTATTTTTCCGAATAACTACCAATAACTTCTCCGATAATACGGAAATCACTATCTCTATCTATTGGTATGTCATCATATTTACTGTTAAAACTATGCAGAAAGGCTCCCTCAGCGTTTATAAGCAGCTGTTTGATATAAGCGTCACCGTAATATTCAAACACGCCTATATCGCCATCTGCGAGCTCTACGGATAGTTTAATAAACACATAATCACCAGAGTGATATTCAGGTTCCATAGAATCTCCATAAACAGGAATAACAAAATCAGCGTCATAATCGACTGGCAACTCAATTGTTTCTACTTGTACATCATTTAGATATTGTCCTGTACCAGCTGAAGCAGCGTGGTCGTAGTAGTTGTAAGAGAATAAGTCAATAACAGTATCTTCATTGTTTTTAATTTCTTTTTGTTGATTTAATAAAGTTTCGGCTGTATCAAGAACGATTAGCTGCCTACTGTGTTCTAGTTGAGACGAAGTAGAAGTGATTTTTTGTAGGGTAGATGGGATAAGTTCTGGTGACGCGGTTTCTTGGATTTTATATATTTCGTCACCTAAAAGCTTCGATTTTGGTATTCCGAAAATAGAAGCCATTTGTTCTATATTATCCATTAGAGGTTTGTTTCTGCCCACCTCCCAAGCTGAAATGGCTGTTGGAGCTATTTTTAATTTTCTAGCTAGCTCTTTTTGGGTTAGCTTATTTTGTTTTCTGAAATATTTTATATTATCCGATAAGTTAGCCATCTTTTACTCCTTTACTATTATATGTCTAAGAACATTGTACACTTCAAGTGGAATAAATGCAATATTTTTTTAGCAAAATGCAAAAAAACACTTGCAAGTACACTTCAAGTGTAGTATACTATAATCAAGCTTAAGAAATTAAGCAAAACAAAAACTCCCAAGAGGGAGTGGAAAGGAGAAACGATATGAACGAACTAGAAAGAACAGCCCTCAATGAAATCATGAGGACAGTGACATATATAGCGGAGAAGCTGGATAAAATTGATTCTAAGATTTCTCAGTCTGTAGAAGTGAACGATAGTGCATCGTCAGCGTCGTAGTCTGCCGCAACAAATTGAGCAGCTGCTAAAATAAAACGTTTGAGATCCTGCAAGTCTTTATTATTATGTCTACGAACATAATGAGTTTCATCGTTACCAATCCACGCCACCGAGCGAGATAGAGCTTGGAGTTTAGGGAAGTCGGAGAGATAGTCACTAATTACTTTTCCAAGCATAATTTGTTTGATGTTGTCGCTGTCGTCAGGATTCTTTGATATTGTATAATCTTTGATTAAAAACTCAGCAGCTTTACGGTAACCAACACCTGCAATTTGATCGAGTTTTTCTTGCTCTGCAATTGTAGCTTGGGAGTATATCTCTACAAATGCTGGCGACACTTTATCAACGTTTTCAGGAAGATTCACTCTAATAGGTGGACGATAGAAGTAGGCGACAGCTGATCCTTTACCAATCTGATCGTGGATATACTCTACAGCAAAATATTTTAAGCAATCATCGAAAGAGCAACGGAATATCACTGAAAAATGCCCCTGATATGAATAACTTTCATTGTCAGAACTTTTGCTTTCGCCAACGTGTTGAGGGGACATAGTTCGACCACAGTGGGGGCAAGTCGAAGGTGTATCAATCGTGATTGTACTTCTACGATCTCTAAATTGTATAACTACATCAAGCAACATTATTATTTCTCTCCAATCGTTTTATTTAAATTATACCACAGAAAGGGGGTGTGGGAATGACGAAAATGACACTAGAGATGGCAAGAGCCAAGGTATCAATGACGCAAGAAGAAATAGCTAGAAAAATCGGTGTAGATAGAAATACATATGCTAGCTACGAGAATTATAAAACTCCAATGCGTATCGATAAAGCTATTAATTTTTGTAAAGTTGTTAACGTATCAATTGACGATATTATTTTTTTGAAACAAAACTACACTTCAAGTGTACAACACTAGAAAGAACGCTATGAACGAACTAATCAACATTACAGTAAACGACAATCACGAGCCAGTTGTCAGTGGTCGTGATTTGCACAAAGTGCTTGAAATTAAAACACAATATACAAAATGGCTTGAGCGAATGAGCGAATATGGTTTCGTTGAAAACGAAGACTTCATGGCTATTAGTCAAAAAAGACTAACAGCTCAGGGCAATCAAACTGAATATACAGACCACATTCTAAAACTAGATATGGCAAAAGAAATTGCGATGTTGCAACGGAATGAAAAATCTAAGCAAGTCCGCAAATACTTTATTCAGGTCGAAAAGGACTTTAATAGTCCCGAGAAAATCATGGCAAGAGCCCTGCTGATGGCAGACAAGAAAGTACATAAATTAGAGGCTCAGATTGAGGCTGACCGTCCCAAAGTACTATTCGCAGACGCTGTAAGTGCTAGCAAATCATCTTGTCTGATTGGTGAACTAGCTAAAATCCTGAAACAGAATGGAATCAATATTGGTCAGAATAAGCTATTTCAGTGGCTTAGAGCAAATGGCTACCTAATCAGTCGTCGCGGTGAGTCTTGGAATCAGCCAACGCAAAAAAGTATGCAGATTGGATTGTTTGAACTCAAAAAAACAGCCATCAATCACTCTGACGGTCATACTACAACAAATGTAACCCCAAAAGTTACTGGTAAAGGCCAGCAGTATTTTATTAATAAATTCCTTAATCAGGACTATCTGCCAAGTTAGAAAGGAGATAGCGTGAACGAACAAATTTTATTGACATTATTATTATCAACCATCTTTTCGTTGATTTCGTACATCGTTGTCACGACATCAGTTGATAGAAAATCAAAGAAAATGCGTGATGAGATGTATAAGAAGGTTTGGGAAAACTACAAAAAAAGAAGTGACAAGTAGCCTACTTCTGTGATTGGTTGAATATATCTGTTTTTTCTATATGTTTAGATAAGGCAGGCGCCATAGCTGTCCCTAGAATAGACATAAATTCTTTCGTGACAGTATTTGTTAACTCAGCTTCTGAGTGTTTTTGAATATTTTCCAGTTCAAGTCTATGCGCTTCTTGCATTTTTTCTAACTCGTGCTGATGATTCTTTTCCATTTGCTCAAAATCTTTTTGAAATTGTTTTTGGAGATTATCTAATTCATGCTTGTGAGCAAGTCGAGCCATTTCAGCATCGTGATTAAATTGTTTTTCCAAGGATTTAATATCTGTCTGATTTTTCATCCAGGAAGCGCCGAAACTGAGTAAACCAGTTATAGCAGCTGGAATAGCAGCAGTAGCAAATGTCAACCAAAATTGAAAATTTTCCATAATAATACCTCAATACCTCACAATTTTTATTTCAATTATACCACAGAAAGGAGGTGGGGAAGATGGAAGAAACAGCCTCAGTAAACGTAACTGTAAAAATTAATAACATAACTGAGTTTTCAACCTTAGTTGAAAAGTTCAACGAAAAAGCCCGTGAGTTAGAAGCGATTTCTCACGAGCTAATGCGTTTCAAATTTCAAGGCGAGATTGAAAGTCGTGCGCTATCAGATAATGCTAACGAAATTGAATAATTTATCTTTATCAATTTTAACGCACGGTAAGTAACTATTGTTTTCAACATATCGAAAGTTATAGACAAAATTAGTATTTTTGATTTCTTTTTCAAATTTTGCAAAATCCGCTTGGGATAGAAGTTTGAAAATATAAGCTCTTACTCTTGTTATGTCGGTAAGCATTGAGAGTGTACCAATTTGCCCTGATTTTAAGTTTAAGATGCTCAAGATCTCAGTAACATCAATACTTCTGTGGTTTTCTAGCTCTTCATATGAGCCGAGTTCATACTCATAAAAGCAGCAATGCCCAACTTCTTGATATGTATTGAAAGTCACAAAGTCTCCGTTGAATTCAAAAACTAGTTTGTCATTAAGCATATTTTCTTTGATGTCAATATGTACTCTATCAACAAGATATCTATGACAAGCTTCCAATAATCGAACTTGATTTAAATCCATCACATTCACCTCCTTTCTGCCCATATTATAGCAGATTAGAGGTACTAAAAACAGATAGAAAGGAGGTGGGGGAATGACAAGATTTGCAATTCAAAGATTGCGCGAAGAAAAGAAAATGTCTCAAGAAGAGCTAGCCAATAAATCTGGAGTTTCACGAACTACTATATCTCTTATTGAGACTGATAAATCTACTACGGTTAAGCTAAGTACTCTTCAAAAATTGGCAGTCGCTTTAGAAGTACCTATTGGATATTTTTTTAAACAAAACACTAGAAAGGACAATATGAATAATCTTATCACAGTAACACTAAACGACAATCAAGAACCAGTAGTAAGTGCAAGAGACTTATATAAAGAATTAAAAGTCAAAACTCGTTTTAGTGAATGGGTAAAACAAAACTTTAAAATACTTGAAGAAGGATATGATTTTACAAGTGTAGTTGGAACTACGGTTGTAAATAATGGGGCTGTCAGAGAAATCCAAGACTACGCTCTCTCACTTGATGCTGCCAAAAATTTGGCAATGGTATCCAAGACTGACAAAGGCAAAGAAGTCCGTCAATACTTTATCCGAGTAGAAAAAGACTTTAACAGCCCAGAGAAAATTATGGCAAGGCCGTTGCTGATGGCAGACAAGAAAGTACATAAGCTGGAAGCACAAATCGAGGCAGACCGTCCTAAGGTACTATTTGCAGACGCTGTAAGTGCTAGCAAATCATCTTGTCTGATCGGAGAGTTAGCTAAAATCCTGAAACAGAATGGAATCAATATTGGTCAAAATAAGCTCTTTCAGTGGTTACGAGCCAACGGCTACCTAATCAGTCGTCGCGGTGAGTCTTGGAATCAGCCAACGCAAAAAAGTATGCAGCTTGGATTGTTTGAACTCAAAAAAACAGCCATCAATCACTCTGACGGTCACACTACAACAAATGTAACCCCAAAAGTTACTGGTAAGGGGCAGCAGTATTTTATCAACAAATTTCTTAACCAGGAATATCTGCCAGTTTAGAAAGGAAACCACATGAGACCAAAACGATATCCGTATACACCAAAAAGACCCTTTCCGAGTCAAGAAAGAGTCGCAAGTTATAGATTGGCTATTGAAGAGTTAAATTCTTTAGCACCAACAGCATCCGAAACACTAAAGAAAAAAATAGAAGAAGCTAAAAAATATCATTTGAGTTTTCTGAAGCCTTTTGATCTTGATTTTCTTCTAAACGAGCAAGAATCTCAGCTTCATGTTGAATAAGAATTTTTTGAATATGTTCCTGGACTTCACGAACTCTAACTGGTTCGAACTTACTTCTATCACGAACCAATTCAATAATTTCGTCGATTTCTCTTTGAATATAACGACCAGGAATATATTTATCAACCATGTAATTTATCCTCCTTTATAGCATATTTGACTAACGACTTCATAAGGAATAGATGGTTTGTCATAAATCAATTATAGCAGAAAGAGGGGGCATAGAAGAATTTATATACAACAAAAAAGTCCGACGGGAATCGGACTCAAAACAAAAACTATTTACTTAGATTATAACACAAGAGAGAGGAAGGTTCCATGGCAATTGAGGTATTTGGACCAGATTTCAGAAAGGAACTACTTGCAGACTTGATTTCTCTAAACAGAGAAGCTCTAAAAATTGCTCAATTCGAGAACTCTAAGTCAATTGAGTGGGTTACCATGAAACGATTAGAAAAAGAAACAGGGTGGGGAAGAACTAAATTAACCGAGTGGAGAGACCAAGGAAAATTTAACTTTAAAAGGTCATCGGAAAACGGCAAAGTTCTATATGACCTAGCAGATGTTAATAGATTTTTACGAACCAGTGGATTAAAAAAAGGAGCATGATATGAAATTATTTAACTGGATTTTTGCAAAGCCAAAAACACAACAGCTAATCAAACACGACACGCTGAGAGCGTCATCAGAGCAACAATGGGCTAGATTCGATGCTTACATGAAGCAGCAATGTAAACGCTAGTTAGGAGGATAAATGGCAGATAACAAAAAGTATTACTATCTAAAATTAAAAGAAAATTTTTTTGAAAGTGACGAAGCGATTATTTTAGAAAGTATGCCTGATGGTTATATCTATAGCAATATTTTGCTCAAATTATATCTAAGAAGTTTAAAAAATGATGGCTTATTAATGTTTAACAATCTTATTCCTTACAACGCTCAAATGCTTGCCACAATTACAAGGCATCAGGTTGGCACTATCGAAAAAGCTATCCAAATTTTTAGAGATTTACAGCTAATTGAAATTCTTGATAACGGCGCGATATATATGACAAATATTCAAAACTTTGTCGGAAAATCTAGCACAGATGCTGATAGAAAGCGCATTGAACGGTCAAAAGTTAAGCAAATTGGACAAATGTCCACAAAATGTGCGGATAAATCTCCACCAGAGATAGAGATAGAGAAAGATAAAAAGATAGATATAAATATAGATATAAAGTCAGAAGTAGAAGAAGAGATAAAAGATTCATCTTCTGCTGCTGATGAAAAATCTGATTTTAATATCTTTGAGTATTATCAATCACGAATCGGCATTTTAGATGGTTACCAAGCAGAAAAGCTAAACGCTTATCTCCAAATTGATAAATTGGAAAGCAAGTTGGTGAAGCGTGCTATTGATAGAGCGGCAGATAACTCTAAGCGTAGCTTCGGCTATATCAATTCTATTTTAAAGAGTTGGGCACAAAACGGTATTACGACTATTACCCAACAAGACGAAGAACAAAGGCAATTCCAATCTAGAAAATCTAAACAAGAAGAGGTATCGGAATATGATACTTGGTGACGAAGACGCACTTGCTAAAATCGCTGTAGCTTATCAAAAAAATGTCAAAAAAGAAAGCACTGTTTGTCAAAAACATGGTTGCATCTATATCACAATCCTTAAAACTGGATTGACAGTATGTCCGATGTGTCACAAAGAGGACTTAGAAAGCCAAAATGAGTTACACGTCCAAAAGCAATATGAGAAAGAGTGTGAAAATAAAAGACTGTATTACCTTAAAAAACTATCGATCATGGATAGCGAGTTAGCAAACGCTTCGTTTGATAACTTTAGAGTAGATACAGCAAGGCAAAAAGAGGTCCTTGTTTGGGCAAAATCCATGGCTAATGACTGGTATAGAGGAGGAAAAAGCAATATCATCATGACTGGTAAGGCTGGCCGCGGGAAAAGTCATCTAGCATATAGCATCATCAGAGGTTTGTCTGATAAGACTAAAAAGTTAGGACTGCTTGTAAACATTACTGACTTGCTATCAGAGATAAAGCGAGACTTTAGCCAAGAGGCATTTTGGCTAGATAAGCTAAAAAATGTTGATTATTTGGTTTTAGATGACTTAGGCGCCGAAAAGGTCAGCGACTGGTCCACAAGTATTATTTACAGCTTACTAAATAAGCGTACAAATACAATCATTACTACAAACTTAACACCTGTTGAAATAAGGAAAAATTATGGAGAACGTATCGCATCAAGAATTAGAAAAGGCTGCGATAAGAGCCATATTATGGATTTTACAGGACTAGAAGATGAGAGGATCAAGCTATGGAAGTAACGCTAATAACCTTTTTTGGCCTATCTGAAGAACATGCAGCCAAAATCATGGCACTAGATGAAGATAGCCGAACAAACAAAATCGAGGAATTGAGAGCATGGAGAGAATGCTCAAAAATAACATTTTAGGAGGAAATAAATATGCCAAACTGGTGCGGAGGAGTTATTAAAATTAGAGGAAAAAGGGAGCAGATATCAGCTTATTTACAGGACTTTCTTGTACCTGTAGATTTTTTGGGGAATCAGTTTATTACAGGAGCAGAGACGTGTGATGTCTGAGTACACTGATATTTTAGAAACAAGAGCAAAATTTGAAGGAATTGATTTAGATTAATAAAAATTTGAAGGAAGCCAGATGAATAAAAGAATCAAAAAGAAGAAAGCTAAGCAGGCTGAGTTAAAAAGACAACAAGAATTAGAACAGTTTTTGCAAGATCCTGAGAAAGTTCGTCAGGCTTTTAAATCGGTGAGCATTGCTATTAGTAATATGTTTGCAAGCTTATCCGTAGCCTTTGATAATGCAGCAGAATCACTGCAAGAGTTGGCAAAACTAATAGATAGAGGAGGTGATTAATTATCTTTTTCCCAGAGATTGATGTAGAAAAGACAAAAGCTAACGCCCATAGAAAGCTCAAAGAGCATAAGCGCTGGCGGTTAATTGCTAGTGAAGTTGGTGAGCAGAAGGTGAATGCAACTTATTCGTTTGAACCTCGACAGCCTAATAATAATCCAAGCAAACCAGTAGAGCGTTTGGCAATAACTAAAGTAGATGCCATCGCAGAACTTGATGCCATTGAGTTTGCTGTCGGAAATCTCTTCAATCCTTATCATCGGCGGATACTGTATGATAGGTATATTAAAACAAATACAAAGTCTAACCAAGAAATATCAGATGAATTAGGTTACGAAAAGACGCAGTATCATGATATGTTGACCAATGCTTTACTAGCATTCGCTAGTCTATATCGTGACAGCATTCTAGTTGTGGAAAAATCGGAAAAATAACGGAATTTTACCGGACTAATAGCGAACTCACTAACTGTTTAAATGTGATATTATGGTAATATCGAAACGATTGGATATAAATATTGCCATACCTGCAAAAGGTGTGGCATTTTTGTAGCTATACTGGAGGTGGTTAGATGAAATCAGTAGAACCTATTAGAGACACTGATGACATTGAAAGAATGAAAGACTACCTGAAGGAAAAGAATGAGCGTGATTTTGTTTTGGTGGTTGTGGGTCTCTATTCCGGAATGAGAATCAGCGATATTCTTGTTCTAAAGGTAAGAGATGTTTTGCTTGATCGCATACGAATTACTGAGAAGAAAACCGGCAAAACAAAAGTATTCGCTATCAATCCAGTCATGCGTAAAGTTCTTGATCAGTATATAAAGAATAAAAAACTGAAGGAATATGATTATTTATTTCCTAGTCGCAAAAGAGATAAAGATAATGGCTCAAAGATAGTTCCGATAGGTCGCGTGGCAGCTTATCAGATTATCAAAGGTGCTGCTAATCATGTTGGTCTAAAAAATATAGGAACACATAGCCTTAGGAAAACATTTGGCTATCACCATTATAAAAAATATGGGAATGTTGCTATATTGATGGAAATCTTTAATCATTCCTCACCGGATATTACACTTGTTTATATTGGTTATAAACAAGATGAAATTGATAAATATATGGTTGATTTTAGTTATTAAACACACTTGTATTTAACATAATGAGAAAAAGTAAATTCGTTATTTATTAAATATAGTTTAAACCTTATGACATAAGCTGTTGACAATATTTAATTCAATTTAACAGTATATAAGATATGTTAAATTCAGAGTGGTATTTTTAAAGAGATTTGAGGTAATAAAAGTGAACGACTTAAGAGCCGATAGAAACGGACCACATCGTGCAGCGTTTGATAAAAATAAGAAGATAATTCTAAAGACTCGCAACACTTGTGGCATTTGTGGTTTACCAGTTGATAAGAGCCTCAAGTATCCACACCCATTAAGCCCAGTTATTGACCATATCATTCCAGTAAATAAAAATGGTCACCCATCAGCAATTGAAAACTTAGATCTAGCGCACTGGCAATGCAATAGACAGAAGTCTGACAAACTATTTGCTGATGAGAGAGCAGGTAATACAAAAATAATTGGAAATAGAAATCTTCCTCAAATAATGGATTGGTCTCGCTATAAAAGTTGATTAATCCTCAAAATGGTAATCAACAGCAAAAAGGGGGGATAGGGATCTCCCCCCAGTCGTGGCCGGGCTTCACGCCGTCACTGTACAAATTTTCTCGCGCCAAAATTAAAATCGATATCAAAAAGGAGGTAAATTATGACCCTAAAAGGTCTATCTTATATGCGTAGGAAATTGGCTTCTGTTCAATCACGAGTCAATATGAGATACAAGCACTATGCAATGACAAACTATGAGTCACCAATAGGAATTACAATACCTATAAAAATCCGAAGTCAATATCGTTCTGTTTTGGGCTGGTGTGCGAAAGGTGTGGATAGTCTCGCTGATAGACTGGTTTTTCGTGAGTTTGCTAATGATCAGTTTAATGCTAATAAGATTTTTAATGACAACAATCCAGATGTCTTTTTTGACTCGGTTGTTTTGTCAGCTTTGATTGGCTCTTGTTGTTTTGTCTATATCACTAGGGGTGTTGATAGTGATAGTCCTAGATTACAAGTCATCGAAGCTAGTCAGGCAACGGGTATTATCAATCCTATCACTGGCTTATTGACAGAAGGATATGCGGTGCTTGCTAGTGATGACTATAATCGTCCGACCTTAGAAGCGTATTTTACTTCTGACAAAACTTACTTTATCCCAAAAGATGGTAAATCTTATTCGGTGGATAATACCACTGGTCACCCCCTATTGGTACCAGTTATACATCGTCCTGATGCGGTGCGTCCGTTTGGTCGTAGTCGGATTACTCGTGCTGGTATGTATTATCAAAAGTACGCTAAACGCACCTTAGAGCGGTCAGATATCACAGCGGAGTTTTATTCGTGGCCGCAAAAATACATTTTAGGTATGGATCCCGATGTCGACGCAATAGATAATTGGAAGGCTACGGTCTCTAGTTTGTTGAGGATTGATAAGGATAATGATGGTGATAAGCCTGTTGTTGGTCAATTTACAACTGCTAGCATGTCGCCTTTTACGGAGCAGTTGCGTACTGCTGCGGCAGGGTTTGCTGGGGAAATGGGGCTGACCTTAGATGATTTAGGGTTTGTGTCTGATAATCCGTCATCTGTCGAGGCGATTAAGGCCAGTCACGAAAATTTGCGTCTTGCTGGGCGTAAGGCACAGAGGTCTTTTGGTAGCGGGTTGTTAAATGTTGCTTATCTTGCAGTTTGCTTGCGTGATGACTTTAAATACCTGAGAAGTCAGTTTGTTAATACACTGCCTAAGTGGGAACCGCTGTTTGAAGCAGATGCAAGTGGCTTAACTTTGATTGGTGATGGTATTATTAAGCTCAATCGGGCAATACCTGGTCTAATTGATAGCGAAGTGGTGCGAGATTTGACAGGCATCAAGGGGAATCCTGACGCGAAACCTGTGGAGGTAAGTGGTAATGGATAAAGATATTGTTCCTGAGTTACTTAAAGCTATACAGAGAGAGTTTGAACAATCTTATGGTGTTAGTGATGTTGTAAAAAAGTCTTTTGAGGCACTGAAAGAGAAAAAAGCGACGTATGCAACAGCTAATGAGTTTGCTATTGAAGTTGGTGAGATTTTATCTAAGGCTCTGATAGGCTCTGTGAGCTCGTCAAAGTTACCAGATGGGAAAATGTATTACAATATTGCTAAACGCCTCTTAGGTGAGACGCTAGGCAGCAATTATGAGTTAATTTCTGATTATGCTGGAGATGTACAAAAAGTTTTAAATGAGCAGGCTAAAATTAATTTAAAAGTCCAATATCCACCGCTGAATCAGAATAAGATTGACGGGTTAGTTAATCGTTTGGATAGCGAACCTGTATTTGATGACGTCAAGTGGCTCTTAGATGAGCCGATTGTTAATTTTAGCCAGTCAATCGTTGATGATTGTATCAGAGCAAATGTGGAATTTCATGCAAATGTTGGATTGTTGCCGCAAATTGTCAGGGAAGAGGGCGGTAAATGTTGCGAATGGTGTCGTGAGCTTGTTGGGGTATATCGTTACCCTAAAGTACCTCAAGATGTGTATCGCAGACATCAGCGGTGTAGATGTAAAGTTGATTATGATCCTAAAACAGGTAAAGTCAGGGATATTTGGAGTAAGCTGTGGCGAAAAAAAGAGCAGAGTAGTAAAATTGAGGAGAGAAAGAAGATTGACCACTCTGTTAAAATCAGTAGATCCCGTAAAAGGGCATTAGAATTAGGGATTGAAAGTAATCCAGTTAGAAGACAGTTGTTGCCAAAGTCGGAAGAAAAAATTATTAAGGAAGTCAGTGGTGGTGATGCTACAAAGGGGTCATGTTCTTCGGCGGCTTTTGCATACATTGGTAACAAAGCTGGTTATAAAGTACTAGACTTTAGAGGTGGGGATAGTTGCCATCTGTTTGCGACAAATGGTGCTATAAAAGATATTGCTAACCTTGATGGTGTGAAGAGTATGATTATAAACCATACGAATGATATCTCAGCAACGAAACAACTTGTTAACGCGATGGAGTTAGATAAGGAATATTATCTAGCAACTGGTGGTCATGCAGCAATTGTCAAAAAAACGGAAAATGAGATTCAATATTTAGAACTACAGCACCCTGTATCAGGAAAAAATGGATTCCAAAAACTTGATTCTTATGTGCTGCGAAACAGATTTGGTTGTAAACAGTCTCATACTTCGTATGGTAGAAAATTTGAAGTGCCGAATATACTGATTGAAGCTGAAAGTCTCGGTAAAAACGAAGAATTTCACCGATTATTGAATTTTATCAACACATCGCAAGATAAACAGCAGAAAGGAGTTAACGGTCATGTCAGATAATATGTTGGAAGAATTAGAAAATGAAATTTTAGAAGATGATCAGTGTATTTGCGAATCATCAAATCTAACCGGTTATAGTGATTGGTACAAGAAAAATGCTGATAGTAAAGTGTGGTGGATTGATGAGTTAGATGTTCGCGGCCGTCATCTGTTTAGCTTTGATAGACACAAGATATATAATTTATTTGCAGACTATCCTCATAACATGACAGACGATGAAGTAAAGATATTCGACAACGAAGAAAAGTATTGGGCAGATTTTTTAAAATCAAGAAAACAATAACTAAGCATTCGAGAAATCGAGTGCTTTTCTTATGCTTAAAAAGGAGGAAGAAAATGAATAAACGAATCAAAAAGAAACGGAAGTTAGAAACAGTAGTTGCACTGTTGATTGCTGATAGCACCACGAAAGAAGAGGTAATTAAGCATCAGAATGAGCGGATTACAGAACTAGAACAAATCGTTCAACGAAACGCTCTGGCAACAAACGAAGAGTTAGCGACTGTAAAAGACACCGTTTTAGACAACCAAGTAGCTATTAAAGCAATTGGCGATGATGTTGACTATATCAAGCAAAATTACAAACGTAAGTGGGGGAAGAAATAATATGGAATATACAGAAAAAGCTAAAGAACTAGCATCACAAGAATTTACATGTCTTTCTGGTCGTGAAATCAAACCAGAAGACTGCTTTGTAGTCTGGTTTTGTAAAACACTACAAAACTGGAAAGCACTTGTCAGCACAAATCAAATTAAAACGGGTGAAAAATGTGGTGATTATGCAGAGATCACACACAATGGCGATAAAAAAGAGACTTACGTAGATGTTTATGCCAAAGTCTCGAATCAAGCTTTTGCAGATTAGCAAGCGGGGTAAATGATATGGCATTAAAACAACAAGAAGAAGCATCATTCAACCGCCTTACATTGCCAGCAGAGGCAGTAATGGTAAAAATCCCAAAGTCAGAATATGATCTGTTGATTGAAATTAAAAACAAATTTTTAAAGTCGTAGCAATACGGCTTTTTATTGTGTCCTGTCGCACGACATTAAACTAGGCATAACGATTGAAAGGGGAGCTTATGGCTAGGAAAAAGAAGCTTGGCAATCAGAATCCTACTCAATCGGTAGTTTTAAAGTACGTTAAGCGAAATTCAAAGGCTAAGGAAGCGATTGAGATTTACGAGCGGACTGGTCTGTCGTGTTATTCATGGCAGGTTAATTTATTGCAGCCTATTATGGCTGTGGATAAAAATGGTCTGTGGGTACATCAAAAATTTGGCTATTCTATTCCTCGTCGTAATGGTAAGTCTGAGATTCTTTATATGTTGGAATTGTGGGGGCTGCACAATGGTTTAAATATCCTACATACTGCACACCGCATCAGCACCTCTCACTCATCTTTTGAGAAGGTAAAGAGGTATCTTGAAAAGATGGGTTATGTTGATGGTGAGGACTTTAATTCCATTCGTGCGAAAGGTCAAGAGAGGATTGAACTTTATAAAACTGGTGGAGTTGTTCAATTTCGTACGAGAACATCAAATGGTGGTCTTGGTGAGGGATTTGACTTATTGATTATTGACGAAGCTCAGGAATACACGACAGAGCAGGAATCTGCTCTGAAATATACGGTAACGGATAGTGATAATCCAATGACTGTGATGTGTGGAACGCCTCCAACTCCTGTCTCAAGTGGTACGGTTTTTACTAATTATCGTAGCACTTGCCTTTTTGGTAAAGGGAAGTACAGTGGTTGGGCTGAATGGTCTGTGGATTCGGAGAAAGAAATTGATGATGTAGTTGCTTGGTATAACTCCAACCCTTCCATGGGTTATCACCTAAATGAGCGTAAAATTGAGGCAGAGTTGGGAAATGACAAGCTGGATCACAACGTTCAACGTCTTGGTTTTTGGCCACAGTATAACCAAAAATCAGCCATTTCAGAGACTGAGTGGAATGCTCTTAAAATCGATGGCCTTCCTAAGTTAAAAGGTCAGCTGTTTGTTGGGATCAAGTATGGCCAAGATGGCACAAACGTTTCTATGAGTATTGCTGTTAAAACCAAAAATGACACGATATTTGTAGAAACAATTGACTGTCAATCTGTTCGTAACGGAAACCAGTGGCTAGTTGATTTTTTGAAGTCTGCTGATGTGGCACAAATTATCATAGACGGTGCGAGTGGCCAGAAAATTCTTGCTGAAGAATTGCATGATTTTAAGATCAAGAATGTGGTATTGCCTACGGTGAAAGAAATCATCGTAGCTAATGCTTTGTGGGAACAGGGGATTTACCAACAAATGATTTGCCATAGTGGTCAACCATCACTTACCAGAGTGGCAACTAATTGCGATAAGCGTAATATTGGCTCAAATGGTGGTTTTGGTTATCGTTCGCATTTTGATGATATGGATATTAGCTTAATGGATAGTGCTTTGCTGGCACATTGGGCTTGTGCAACGACTAAACCCAAGAAAAAGCAAAAAGTTAGTTATTAAATGGCATCTTGTTAGAGGTGTTATTTTTTATAAAATTACCGAACTGCCGGGAAGGCAGGAGAAAGGAGGCAGAAATGTCAGAGTTTAAAATTATTGAAACACAAGAAGAACTTGACGCAGTGGTCAAGGCTAGTCTTGCTAGGGAACGTGAAAAGTACGCAGATTACGACCAACTAAAGACTCGTGTAACGGAATTAGAATCTGAAAATGGTGCATTGAAGAATGCTGCGGAAGCGTCAAAGACAGCTTTATCTGAACGTGATAGTAAGATTGCTGATTTTGAGAAACAGGTTGCTGGTTATGAAAAAGCAACATTGCGAACTCGTATTGCTCTAGCTAATGGTTTGCCATATGATTTGGCTGATCGATTAATTGGAGATGATGAGGCTGCTATTACGGCAGATGCAGAGCGCTTAGTCGGAATGCTTAAACCTTCAGAGCCTACAGCGCCGTTAAAAGATAATGAGCCAGCGATTGAAGGTAGAAATGCTGGTATTCGCTCAATGCTACAGGAATTAAAAGGAGAATAACATATGACTCAAAAACAAGGAACACTCTATTCACCAGAATTGGTGACGGATCTTATTTCCAAAGTACAAGGAACATCTGTTCTTGCGAAATTATCTAAACAAGTACCTATTCCATTTGCAGGTATTGAGCAGTTTGTCTTTAATCTAGAAGGTAATGCTCAAATAGTTGGAGAAGGAGATAAAAAAGATGCTGGTCAATCTTCAATGACTAGCAAAGTGATCAAGCCTCTTAAATTTGTCTATCAGGCACGCATTACAGATGAATTTAAACATGCCAGTGAAGAAAAACAAATTGCATACTTACAGGCATTTAATGATGGATTTGCTAAAATTATTGCTCGTAGTTTTGACATTGCTGCAATCCATGGACTAGAGCCTAAATCAATGGCAGATGCGTCATTTAAGACAGATAACTCATTTGATGGTGTTATTACTGGTAATGTCGTAACATTTAACGCTGGCACTATTGATGATAATATTGATGCAGCAGTTGCTCAAATCTCTGCTAAAGGTGGAGAAGTGACAGGATTGGCATTATCGCCAGCTGCAGGTCAGGCCTTGGCTAAAATCAAAGTGAATGGTGTGGTACAATACCCAGAATTTCGTTTTGGGCAAAATCCAGATAGCTTCTATGGAATGCCATCAGATGTCAATAAAAATATGACCACAACTGGTGGTACAGCTAAGAAAGACCATGCAATTGTGGGAGACTTCCAAAATCGATTCAAATGGGGATATGCTGAAAATATTCCACTCGAAATTATTGAATATGGTGACCCAGACCAAACCGGACGTGACTTGAAGGCTTATAATGAAATCTGTCTCCGTACAGAAGTTTATATCGGTTGGGGTATTCTTGACGCAGATGCATTTGCTCGTGTAGAGGAGGCGTAAAAATGAAGCAGTACAAGGATAAGAAAACTGGTGCTATCATTTATACTGATAGTGACCTTGGTGGCGACTGGGAACTGGTCGAACCTAAAAAAGAGGATAAAACACCAACTATCGAAGAATTGAAGTCACTTTTGACTGAATTAGGCGTTGAGTTTGATGCTAAGGCTAAGAAGTCTGAGCTTATGAAACTTTATGAAACTCATAAAGAAGAGTAATGACTTAGCGGTCCTTCGGGATCGCTTGTCTTTTTGTGGAAAGGTTGGATATGGAAACTTTTGCAACGATTGATGACTTGACAGCGCTCTGGAGACTTCTAAAATCTGATGAGAGTAGACGAGCTTTAAAATTACTAGAAGTTGTATCAGACACTCTGAGGATTGAGGCTGAGCGTGTCGGTAAGAACTTAGATATCATGGTGGAAAATAGTCAGCCTTATGCTAATGTGGTTAAATCTGTGACAGTTGACATTGTTGCTAGGACACTGATGACTTCTACCGATCAGGAACCTATGACTCAAATGACTGAATCAGCCCTTGGCTATTCTTTTAGTGGGTCTTATTTGGTTCCTGGGGGTGGATTGTTTATCAAAGATAGCGAGTTGAAACGTCTAGGATTAACTAAAAAACAAAAAATTGGAGTGATTGAGCTTTATGGGGAAACTTAAAGGAATTTCGGTTGTTTTGATTGCTAAGCAGGTAACTGGGAAAGATCCTTTTGGTAAGGAAATCACCATTGATTTTGATATTGAGGTGGAAAATGTACTTGTTGCACCGGCAACGACCGAAGATATCACAAATCAGTTATCTTTGAGCGGAAAAAAGGTTGAATATGTCTTGGCTATACCCAAAGGAGATGAACACGATTGGGAAAACAAGGAGGTTAGATTCTTTGGTAAAAAATGGCGCACAGTTGGCTTACCTCTTAAAGGCATTGAAGAGCTTATACCACTAGACTGGAATAAGAAAGTGATGGTGGAACGCTATGAGTAATTTAAAATTTAAGCTAAATACAGCTGGAGTTGCTGAATTGATGAAATCATCAGAAATGCAACAGGTATTAACTGCTAAAGCCACAGCCATCAGACAACGTTGTGGTGATGGTTATGCCCAAGATATCCATGTTGGGAAAAATAGGGCTAATGCCATGGTCAGCGCTAAAACCATAAAGGCTAAGAAAGATAACTCAAAAAATAACACACTGTTAAAGGCGGTGCGATAATTGATTGAAGTAATTATCAAAAAATATTTAGACGAGCACTTAGATGTGCCGTCTTTTTTTGAACATCAAAAAGATGAACCTGCACGATTCATCATCTTAGAAAAGACTAGTGGGGCTAAGCAAAATCATTTGCTAAGTTCCACATTTGCTTTTCAAAGTTATGCGGATTCGTTGTATGAAGCAGCTTTGCTTAATGAGAGGCTGAAACGTGTAATTGAGCAACTTGATAGACTGCCAGAAGTATCCGGCGTACATCTTAATGCTGACTACAATTTTACAGATACAGCAACTAAGCGCTATCGCTATCAAGCTGTATTTGACATTAATCACTATTAATTAAAAGGAGATAATAATGGCAAATGATACTAAAAATGTGACATCTGCAAAACCCAAAGCAGGTGGAGCGATTTATTCAGCTCCGCTTGGTACAAAATTGCCTACCGACGCAGCATCGGCACTAGACAAAGCTTTCAAAGGGCTTGGTTACGTATCTGAAGATGGTGTAACAAACGAAGATACACGATCATCGGAAAACATCAAAGCTTGGGGCGGTGACGTTGTTGGCTCTGTTCAAAAAGAAAAGGAAGATAAATTTAAATATAAATTAATCGAGTCACTAAATGTCGAGGTTTTGAAAGAAGTTTACGGATCTACAAATGTTACTGGGGACTTGGATAAAGGTATCCATATCAAGTCGAATTCGGCTGAGCTAGAAGCTCATGCACTTGTTGTTGACATGATCATGAATGGCGGTATCCTTAAACGAATTGTCTTACCAAATGCAAAGGTTGATGAAGTGGGTGAAATTAAGTATGTTGACGGGGAAGTTGTCGGCTATGAAACTAAGCTAAAATGTTTTCCGGACGAAAACGGAGACACTCACCACGAATATATCGTGAAGCCAAAAACAAAGGGTGAAAACCTTGAAATGTAGGAGGAACCATGGAAATTTTAAAAGGAAAAACAACATCGGGATTTGAATACGAAATCCCGATGAAGCGTCTAAAGAATTTTGAATTGGTTGAAGCTATTGCGGAAGAAGAGACAGACCCAACCGCTGTTGTTAAAGTGGTCAATTTGTTACTAGGAAATGCTGCCAAAGACCTCAAAGAACACGTCCGAGACGAAGATGGTATCGTTGACGTTGAAGCCATCGGTGCAGAAATCAAAGAAATTTTTGAAAGTCAAAAAGAGTTAAAAAACTAGCAATCCTCGCTCAGATGATCGCAAAAGATGATAATGCGTTAACTTGTGATTTGGCGGAAACCTACAATATATATGATTATAGACAGCTGCCTGCTTATCGGGTGGCTGTTTTTGCTGTCGGTTTGAGGTCTAACTCTAGGATAAAAATGGCATTATCTGGAGAAACAGAGAGTTTGGATACTCTTTTGCTAGCTGGTATTTATGATAATACCAATTTGCTGTTTTGGTCTAAGACCAAAAATGGTCAATCTGGAGCAAATAAACCTAAGTCGATTGTGGCGGAATTAATTGGTGCTAAATCACAAAAAGCTAACGATGTTATCTCTTTTGCATCTGGCGAGGAATTTAAAAATGCGCGCAAAAAATTACTAGGAGGTGATGGTTAATGGCAGGTACCGAAATCGGAAAAGCGTATGTGCAGATTATGCCATCTGCACGTGGTATAAGCGGAGCAATCTCAAAGCAACTTGATCCCGAAGCAAGATCCGCTGGCTTGAGTGCTGGCTCACTTATTGGTGGTAACCTTGTTAAAATGATTGGCGGTGCGATTGCAGCTGCTGGCATTGGTAAGATGATCTCGTCTGCCTTGTCCGCTGGTGCCGATTTACAACAATCCTTTGGCGGTATTGATACACTTTACAAAGGCGCTGAAAAATCTGTCAAGGGATTTGCTAAAGAGGCCTACAAAGCTGGGATATCAGCAAATACTTATGCAGAGCAAGCGGTGTCTATGGGTGCATCTCTAAAGCAATCACTTGGAGGTGATGCTGTCGCGGCGGCCAAGGCTGCTAACATGGCAATCATGGATATGGCCGACAACTCGGCTAAGATGGGTACTGATATCACATCAATCCAAATGGCTTACCAGGGATTTGCTAAGCAAAACTACACCATGCTGGATAACCTCAAATTGGGGTACGGTGGTACAAAAGAGGAGATGAGGCGGCTATTATCAGACGCCGAAAAGTTGCCTGCCGCCATGGGTAAGAAGTTTGATTTGAGTAATTATGCAGATGTGGTCGAGGCTATCCATTTGGTGCAGGACAACATGGGGATAGCAGGAGTGGCCGCCGAAGAAGCGAGGACAACCTTTTCAGGCTCTCTTGCCGCCATGAAATCATCATTTACAAATGTACTGGCAGGTTTATCACTAGGAGATGATATAAGGCCAGCTTTACAGGGATTGGCCCAGACAACTTCTAACTTTTTGTTTGGTAACTTTATTCCAATGGTGGCCAATATCTTTAAAGGCTTACCATCAGCAATTGGGACTTTTATTGGAGCAGCAGCCCCTATTATTACCAGCCAATTTCAGGGTTTGATGAGTAGCCTTGGGATTAGTATTGATTTAAGTCCTATTACTGTTAAATTTGCGCAGATTGGCCAAAACTTACAACCTGTTTTTAACGGTTTAAAAACGGCTTTTAATCAGTTGCCATCGTTTTTCGCTAGCCTTGGTAGTGCTATTGCTCCAGTAATAGATACTATTATCAGTGGTTTAGCTAGACTTGATTTTAGCGGGTTTGAATCCCTTATTTCAGCCATTTTACCAGCATTACAAGCTGGTTTTTCTAGTTTTGCTGCTATCGTTGGGCCAGCTATCTCAGGTATTGTTGACTCGCTTATTGGCATGTGGAATGCAGCACAACCTCTAATCTCAATACTAAGTGATGCGTTGATGCCTGCCTTTCAGATTTTAGGTTCGTTTTTGGGCGGGGTTGTAAAAGGTGCGCTCATGGGAGTTAGTTTTGCCTTTGATGGCGTAAAAGTCGCCATCGAATTCCTTACTCCAGTTATTGACTTGCTCGTTCAGGGCCTTAATTTCGTACAGCCTGTTCTAAGCACCATCGCTGAGTGGATCGGTGTTGTCATTGGTATGTTTGGTAATTTAGGGGCAGCTGGTCAAGGATTAAGTGCTTTTATTAAGAGTGCTTGGACTAACATTCAAAGTGCGATTTCGACAGCAGGAACAATCATATCAACGGTTATTGACTATATCAAATTAGCATTTAGTGGCGCCGGTAGCTCAACAGAAGTGTTAAAAAACATCTTTACCCTAGCCTGGATGGCGATGGACGATGCTATCAATGTTGCAAAAGGCGTCATAAAGTCTGCTATTAATACTATAAAATCAACTTTTGATGGCTTTAGGCAATTGGTATCAAATGTTGGTTCGTCGGTTAATGGGGTTATTGACTCTATTGCTGGCACAATTAGAGGATTGGCTAATATCGATATTTCGGAAGCTGGTGCAGCAATAATGAATGGCTTTTTAAACGGACTAAAATCCGCTTGGGGATCTGTAATGGATTTTGTTGGCGGTATTGCTAGCTGGATCGCTGAGCATAAAGGACCTATTTCGTACGATAAAGTTTTGTTAAAACCTGCCGGTAAAGCCATTATGGGTGGACTTAATACAAGCTTGATAGATGGCTTTAAAGAGGTTAGGTCTAATGTCTTGAGTATGGCAGATGATCTTGCTGGTGCCATGACAGGTAAGAGTTTATCTCTTGGCATTGACGCTAAACCAAGCGTTACAACTGATGACTTACTATCAAGCAATATTAGTACTAAAACTACAATTGGTTCTGCTACAAGCGACTTGTCATTATTCTTTGTTAAGGTGCTTGCTCTATTGCAAGATATCCTTGATAAAAACACAGATGTCTATCTAGACAAAGAAAAAGTCAGTGCTATTTTATACGAAGAATTTGCCAAAATCATGGATAGAGAGGGGATTGTATGATACCAAAGGTTATTATTGATGGTTTTGATACCTCTACAATCTCTAATTGTGTCCTAACTGGTTATGATGTAGGGGATATTTTATCCCCTAACTTTGCCGAAAATGACGCTTACGGAATGAATGGAACTAGCAGGGAAGTAGAGTCATACAATGAGTCAAAACCAACATTGACATGGCATTTAAACACTTTTGATGATGCGATTAATTTAGTTAATCATTTAGACGGTCTTGATAAAACAATCGAATTTTGGCATATCCCAAACTCTTTTTATTACTATGATTGCCTATCTGTCAAAATTAATGCGGTAACCATGTCATCATGGCGTGTCACTCTTAAACTTGCTCTATATCCATTTAGATACGCAAAAGGTATCTCAGATGTAACAATTGCAGGTAACGGAAGTATAAACAATCCAGGAAATGTTTTTAGTGAGCCTAAAATAATTGTTGAGGGTACTGGTAAAGGAACGCTAACCATTGGCAAACAGGTCATGGAATTAAATTTGTCAGGTAAAGCAACGATTGAGTGCAAACATGGTCAACAATGCGTCTATGATAGTGAAGGTAATGTGAAAAACTCAATCAGAATAAGAGGAAGCTTTTTTGAAATACAGCCCGGAACCCAAGGTATTGCTGTTAGTGGAGGCATTACTAGGTTAACAATCAGTCCAAGGTGGAGGTACAAGGTTTGATATCAATTAAAGATGACAATACTCCTCTTGTTGCTGCTTTTGAGGACGAAATCACCCAGCAAGCAAATAGCGATTACAAACTAAGTTTTAAGTATCCTGCTAAGCATGAGTATCGCCCCTTGATAAAAAAAGGCATAATCCTAGAAGCTGATGATCTACATGGGACTCAGCTCTTTAGGGTCTTTGAGATTACTAAGCGACATGGTTATATCAATGTTTATGCTAATCAGGTTGCTGATGACTTAAATGGCTATGCGATTGACTCTATTAGTGTTGATAGGGTGCAGGGTATGACAGTTATGTCCGAGCTGGCAGGCAGTATCAAACGTGAGCACCCATTTAGTTTTTTTAGCGATATCGATGGACGTCACACTTTTAATCAGTCAGATGTGTCAGCTATGGACGCTCTAGCCAATGGTAAACACAGTATTATAGGCCAATGGGGCGGCGAGCTTGTACGGGAGAAGTATCAGGTTAATTTACTAAAGAGGGCAGGTAAGGACACAGAAGCCCTGTTTATGTATCAAAAAAACCTCAAATCCTATGAGGAGACGGATACGATTAAAGGTCTCGTCTCTATCTTGCATTTAGTTGCAGAGGTTGACGAGCAACAAATTGCTGAGTCTGCTAGTAGTGAGACACAAACTACAACCACAACTAAAAAAATTATTAGGGTAACAGTCGAAAGCAACCTCAAAGACACTCACCCGATAACCGTCGAAAAAACTATCAAGGTGCAGGACCAAGATGTCAAAACGGTTGAGGATTTAACAGCATACGGACGCAAATATTTTGAGCGTACTCTTTGCGATGTACCAGGTAATAGTTTAAAAATCGATGTTACTAATAACTACGAGGGTAGTGTTAGGTTATTTGATACTGCAATTGTATTCCACGAGGTCTATGACCGAGACTTGCGTATGCAAATTACTGGATATAAGTTTGCTCCGATGGCTAACAGGCTTAAATCTATTAGCTTTGGTGAGATTAAAACCAATTTGGCCAAACAAATAAACAGTCAAATTGATAGTAAGGTGGCTGAGGCAACAGCTCAACATGACGCAGCCTTTGAAGCTAAATTACAAAAGCAAATTGATAATGCTAATCGTGCCTTTGATAAAAAAGAAACTCAAATCCGCCAAGAAATCGAAGATGGCATCAAAAAAGCTGAAGCTAATGCCGAGGTAAAAGTTGCCGAGGTTAACGCTAAGGTGCTGGAAGCTGAGAAACTGGCCAAGGAAGTTGATGAGCGACTTGTTGAGTTTTTAAATGATGCAGAGATCAAGCAAAAAGAGTTCGAGGAGACCTTACGGAATTTATCTTTACCCGAAGAGGCCATTAAAAAAATCACTGAGGCCATCAAAGTTGATGATATCCCATCGCTAAAACAAAGTTTTGACGAGCTCAAAAACGAAGTCAGCAAGAACAGCGAAAAATCTCGCTTAAATGCTGAAATCATCGGCACGAACGGTAAGACCCGCTATAACAAAAATCTCCTTGTTGGCGACCCTAACCGCACCAAGACCTATGATCAGGATTTTGTGGAGCTCGAGGCCAACGACGGTGGTTTTAGACGCGGCGAGACCTACACAATCAGCTTTAGCCAGACGTGTGAGTTGCTAAAAAAAGTGGCTATTACACTGACGCAGCCGCATAACAAAGGTCTCAAGCTAGTGCTGACACCTACCAAAGCTAAGATGGAGGCGCAGACCTTTAATCTAAGTAAAGATAAGGAGGTCATCAGCGTCTATCCTTTGAGCTACAGGGCTGTTTTGACAGGTGACTGGTATAAATCTAAGCAGATGGATTTTAATGCGGCAGAAGTGCAGGATTTAGCTCTGGAGATGTCTTATAGAGACGTTGTCGATAGCAATAATGCTAGTTTGATTTTGGATTGGTCCTCAAATCCAGATGTTATTTTTGATGGAAATGGAGGTAGTTAATGTCAGAGACTATATCAGCTATAGTTGTGCATAAAAGCATGACAAAAAACGAGTGGGAGTCTAGTGACATCATTTTGCCACAAGGCCAGCTTGTCTATGAGTCCGATACTGGCCATAGTAAATTTGGCGACGGTAAAAATAGATATGCAGATTTGATCTATCAAGATGGCCCACCGGGTCCACCAGGTCCTCAAGGACCACCAGGTAAAACAGGGGAGCAGGGCCCACCAGGCCCTACTGGTCAACGTGGAGAAACAGGCCCACAGGGTCCTCCGGGTCGTCAAGGGCCGCCGGGCGCAGACGGTAAAATGACGTTTGAGCAGCTCACGCCAGAGCAAAAACAGCAGCTTAAAGGTGCTGGCATACAAAGCATATCATTGGATTATGAGGGCTATTTGACAATACAGCTAGATAATGGCCAATCTTTTAGATCAGATATTAGTTTAAAAGGCCCTAAAGGAGAGCCGGGGGTCAACGGTATGGACGGTCCAAGAGGTGCAACGGGTCCGCAAGGTCCAGCTGCGAGTATACCTGACGATGTGGTCAGACGCGGCGAGTTAGCAGCTTATCTGCTGCGCTCTGAGTATAAAGCCAAAGGCTCAGGATCTGGCCTAAGCTACAAAGTTGTCACTCAATCAGAGTACGACGAGTTATATGATTACAGTGACAATGAGTTGATCCTTGTGACGGAGGGCTAATATGGCATATAAGCTTTACACTAAGACTGATGTTGGAGACAATATGCTGCTGATCGCTGGCCGCCCTCTGCCCGATGACACAAAGCGCCTAAAAATCCGGCGTGAGACATTAGATGTGCTAAGTATTACCCACTATGGCTCTTATGACATGGTGCACCTCAAATCAAGTGTCAAAAAGGCGTATAGCAAAAATACAGTTGTTACTGCTGTAGCTGCAGCTGCTAGCAAGCCCAAAGCTAAGCCAAAGCAAGTTTTAAATTTTGCTAAGGCAACTAAGGTTTATCTAGGCAGCTCTCGTATAGTTGCTGTTTATCTTGGTGATCGCCTGATTTGGTCCGATAAAGACAGCAGCGGGACCAAAACTGTCTCGGTTGTGGGAAGTTTGGATATCAGACAATCACAAAAAATGCTGTATTTGTACTTAATAGCGTCAGATGTTGCAGCTGTCAAAAGCAAGCGCATTAAGTCGATAGTAATCAATGGCGTTAAGCTGTCAAGTGCCGCACAAATCAGTTTTGAGGGCAGCGACTATTATTGTCTAGTGACAATCGAGCGCATTGCTAACATCAAAGAGATCAAAAATATAGCGTCAAAAAAACACACTGACACTAGATTTTTAATGTAGGAGGATAAATGAGCAGAGATCCAACAATTGTAATTGCTAACTTTTTATTTTGACGAAAAAGTTTAAAAAACCTCTTGACTTTTTGTGGCACAAGTTTTATTATGTATTTGTGGCACAGAAAGTAGGTGATGAAATGAGCCCACGAACAGGACGACCTAAAAGTGAAAAGCCGTTAAATGTCGAGGTTAAGGCAAGAATTGATTCAGAGCTAAATAAAAAGCTCGAACAGTATTGTCAAGACAACAATACTACTCGAACAGAGGTAGTTAGAAATGGCATTAAGCTGGTATTAGGCGTAGATAAACAAAAATAGCGTAAATCCCCACCGACCAAAGTTTGGATTCACGCTATCGCCCGAAAGAAACTCTTTCTGAAATCATTATATCAGAAACGAGCTTCTTTGTCATACACCAAAGGAGTTTTTATTATGGCAAAAATCGCATTAACAGAAGAACAATTAACAAAACTAGGCTATGAACTTTGTGATATTCGTAGAACGGTCGAAATGGCAACAAATATGACAGAGATGTTATCGTGGGTACGGTTAAAAGATGATGTGGCTTTTACAGCAATGTCGAAGAAATTCTTTGATACATTCAATGAACAGTTTACTTTGTTAAATGGCACTTTAGATGAAATTTCTTTTCTTTTACTAAATGCAACTGATGAAGCTGAGATTATTGAGAGCAAGCTCTTTTAAAGTGCGCCAAAAAGGGAAGTGAATTTTAGTAACATCAATTTATAAAATGAAAGGAAAATAACATGGAATTACAAATTTTTAAAAATGAACAGTTTGGAGAAGTGCGTACAGCGACAATTAACAATCAAATTTATTTCAACCTTAACGATTGTTGTCAGATTTTAGAGTTAAGCAATCCTCGTAAAACGATTGAAAGACTTAATAAAGATGGTGTAACTACTAGTGACATCATCGACAGTCTTGGTCGAACTCAACAAGCCAACTTCATCAACGAAAGCAATTTCTACAAGTTAGTCTTCCAATCTCGCAAGCCAGAAGCTGAAAAGTTTGCAGACTGGGTCACATCGGAAGTCCTACCATCAATCCGCAAGCGCGGGGTCTATATGACGGACAAAGTTGCTTATGACATCACACACGATAAGCAAGCGTTAGGTGATTTGCTGCTGATGGCAGGCCAGCAGTTGAAAGAGAAGGATGTCATTATCAAAGGGTTAGAGGCTGAGACGTCTCGTTTGACAGTTGAAAAAGCAATCATGCAACCAAAGGCAGATTATTTTGATGAATTGGTTGACCGTAATTTATTAACCAGCTTCCGCGAAACTGCTAAGCAATTTAAAGTTAAGGAGCGACAGTTTATCCAGTTTTTACTGGATAAGAAATATATCTATCGTGACAGGAAAGGCAAATTGATGCCATTTGCAGATAAAAATAACGGGTTATTTGAAGTCAAGGAAAGTGTTAACGAAAAGACCAACTGGTCTGGAACTCAAACCTTAATAACTCCAAAAGGACGTGAAACTTTTAGACTGTTATTTATTTAATAATGTTAACCGTATGGAAATCCATGCGGTTTTATTATTGCCTTGTGACAATCAAGCAGATCTCAAACATCAAAGAGATCAAAAATATAGCGCAAAAAAATAAGCTAACTCTAGAGTTTTAGGAGGTAACAATTGAGCAGAGACCCAACATTAATGATAGACGAGTCAAACCTCGTCATAGGACAAGATGGCCGCATGCACTACACGTTTGTAGCGCAAGATGATAACCAAAAAGTCAGACTGGCTAGTAACTGTCTAGGCACAGCGCATTTTAACCAGCTGATGATCGAGCGAGGGGATAAAGCAACGGACTATGTGGCCCCTGTCGTTGTGGAGGGGACAGGTCAAGCAACTGGTTTATTTAAGGACCTCAAAGAGATTAGTCTTGAGCTGACGGATACCCAAAACTCAAAATTATGGTCAAAAATCAAGCTCACAACAAACGGTATGTTACGTGAGTATCATCGTGATCTTATCTCAACCGAGATTGTCGAGACAGCAGCTGGTATTGCCAAGCGGATTGCCGATGACACTGGCCAAAAGCTAGCGCTCATTAACGAGACCATCAAAGGCATTAAACGCGAGTACCAAGACGCAGACGAGCGCTTATCCGCGAGCTACCAAGCTGGCCTTGATGGCCTCAAAGCCCAGCTGGCCAATGACAAAATCGGGCTGCAAGCTGAGATTGCCTTGTCAGCACAAGGTTTATCGCAAAAGTACGACGATGAGCTGCGCAAGCTATACTCTAAAATCACAACCACCTCATCAGGCACCACAGAGGCCTACGAAAACAAGCTTGAGGGCTTACGTGCTGAGTTTACCCGTAGCAACCAGGGCATGAGAGTTGAGCTCGAATCACAAATTAGTGGTTTAAGAGCAGTACAGCAATCAACTGCAAAACAAATCTCACAGGAGATTAAGGATCGTACAGGTGCTGTTAGTCGTGTGCAACAGGACTTAAATAGCTATCAAAGACAATTGCAGGACGCCGAAAAAAATTACAGCAGCTTAACCCAGACGGTTAAGGGTCTACAATCAACCGTTAGCGATCCTCGCAATGGAGTTGAGTCACGACTGACCCAGTTAAACGATTTAATCAAGACTAAAGTATCAAAAGGCGACGTCGAAACAACTATTGCTCAGAGTTACGACAAGATAGCTTTAGCAATCAGGGATAAACTCCCAGCAAGCAAGATGACTGGCAGTGAGATTATCTCGGCAATCAATCTTGATAGGTCTGGGGTTAAAATCACTGGTAAAAACATCACATTAGACGGTAACAGCTACATCAGCAACGCCGTCATCAAAGATGCTCATATTGCTAACATGGACGCTGGCAAGATTAACACAGGCTATCTCAATGGTAACAGGATTGCAACCGAAACCATCACTGGTGACAAAATCAAGTTTGACTATGCCTTTTTTAATAAGCTGACCGCTAATGAGGGATATTTTAGGACTTTATTTGCTAAGGACATCTTTGCAACGTCAGTCCAATCTGTAACACTATCAGCAAGTAAGATTACTGGAGGTGTGCTAGCTGCCACAAACGGAGCCAGTCGCTGGAATTTAAATACTGCGGATATTGATTTTAATCGCAATGCGACAATCAATTTTAATAGCAGCAACAATGCCCTCATGCGCAAAAAAGGTGAGAGCACAGGCTTTTTACACTTTAATGACGATAGTTATGGCGGTGTCTATGTTGGATTGGGCGTTACCTCAAATTATGAGGGTATTAAGTCCCAAAACACTATAAGATTTGCTGGTATTAGAGTATTTAGGCCGAATGAGTCTTTAGACAGACTTGAGCTATATGGAGATTCGATCCACATGTCTCATGGTTTTGATGGAGGCGGCTCATTGACAATTAAATTTACCGATTTCAAAGGCAAAGATGTCAATCTAGCAACTATTTTTAACAAAATTTTTGAAAATTTTCGGACGCTAAACGACTTAGGACGATTTAGCGGAGCAAGCGGCTATTGGCCGGATTGGTAATAGGAGACAAAAAATGGAAAAAATTTATACAAAAATGATTAATGACTTAGTAGTACAAATCGCTAACTTAACGCTGGAAAACGCTCAATTAAAAGCACAATATGCAGTTGAGCTTGAGGACCTTAATGCACAACTGGACGAAGCAACAGCACCAGCTAAAGGAGGTAAATAATTATGGCACGCAATTGGAAAATCGTCGGCAAATATCCACAACCAAACGCGCTAGGGGTTATTGAGGGTACACATGTCATCATCACAGGTGATGACGGTGCATCTATCCCGCAAACGATAAAAAAAGATCTGTCATCTACAAATGACCTCGACGTTATTAAAATGGTCCTCGACGAATTTAAAAAATCTGAGTATGTCGAGATCGCTATGGGCGAAGCAGTGCAAAAGGTTGATGATTTGGAAAAACTATCGCAGGAAACTGCTAAGACAGCAACAACCGCACAGGCTGCAGCTGGTCTAGCTAAAGTGTCCGCAGAGCGCACACAAAAGATGATTAACTTGCAAACTATCCACGTTTTGACAAGTGGTGGCAAGATTGAGCCTGATATCTATAAAGGCATGCTTGAGCTTATTGCGCCGGCCAAAAAAGGGCAATATCAAGAGCATGATGTCTTTACTGTTGTAGATGAGTCTCATGAGGATTTGGCCGGTGAGGGTAAACTTGTCTTTGTCTATGTTAACGAGGCCTTTGAGTACGACAAGCAAACACTCAAAGATCTAGAGTCAGATGATAAAGTCACAGTTATCAAGTACGCTGATTTGGTTAAAGGCAAGTAAGAGGTGATCCATGTTTATTTTTTTGAGACAATTAATCCAGACCCAAGATGGTAAAATCCTATTTACTTTAGGAGCAATTGCAGTCGCAATGATGATTGATTTTTTAACGGGTACCGTTGCAGCAAAAATCAACCCCAACATCGATTTTAGGAGCAAAGAGGGGATTAATGGTATTTTGCGCAAAATTTGCTCAATTGCCCTGATGATCTTTTTTATCCCGTTATCCATTTTATTACCTAATGATACAGGAGTAGCCTTTTTGTATGTGATGTACGTTGGCTATCTGCTCTTTGAGCTAAAATCAATCCTAGAAAATCTAAACAAAATGGGGATTGATGTCGCACTGTTTAAGCAATTTATTGATATGTTTAGTAAAAAATAGGAGGATCTCATGCGAGCAATCACACGATTAGCAATAGTCATAGCAATCACAATACTGTATTTACCGCTATCTGTGATTGCTCTGATTGTTTATCCGTTTTATGTAATTTTTAAAGGAGAGGATAAATGGTAGTAGATACCGAAAAAGCCATAGCGTGGATGGGCTTAAAAGAGGGCCACGTTAGTTACTCAATGGACTATCGCAATGGTCCTGATAGCTATGACTGCTCAAGTGCTATTTGTAGCGCTTTGATTTACGCAGGTGCTAGCAATCCTGGTTGGCTACTCAATACTGAGTACATGCACGATTGGTTGATTGCTAATGGCTATGTACTAATCGCCGAAAATGAGGACTGGGAGAGTCAACGGGCCGACATTGCTATTTGGGGCTTACGTGGCCAGTCTGCTGGCGCTGGTGGTCATGTCGTCATGTTTATTGACGCAGATAATATTATCCACTGTAACTACGCTCGCAACAATATCACAATTGACAACTATAACCAAACAGCAGCAGCTAGCGGGTGGATGTACTCTTATGTTTATCGTTATGCAGGGACGCAATCCCAACCAGCAACAAGTAAAAGCGTTGATGAGCTAGTTCAAGAGGTTTTAGCTGGATTGCATGGAAGTGGTGAGCAGCGCAAAATCTCGCTTGGAGCTAATTATGACGCTGTACAAACTAAGGTTAACGAGCTGCTCAAACAACCCAAAGTAGCAGAGCAAAGCCCAGCAGTAAAACAAGATGGAGATTTGTTATTTAACGGTGCTGTGCTTAAAAAATCGGTGTTAGATACGATTTTGACCAAATGCAAAGAGCATGACATTTTGCCAAGCTATGCTATTACTGTGTTACATTTTGAGGGTTTGTGGGGACAATCTACTGTTGGTCGTACTGATAATAATTGGGGCGGCATGACGTGGACTGGCCAAAGCAACCGTCCAAGTGGTGTGACCGTTACTCAAGGCACAGCAAGGCCTGCTGTGGAGGGCGGACATTATATGCACTATGCCTCTGTAGACGACTTTTTGACAGACTGGTTTTACCTTTTGAGAGTTGATAGCTCTTATAAAGTTTCGGGGGCTAAAACCTTTAGCGAGGCAGTCAAGGGTATGTTTAGGGTCGGTGGTGCTAAATACGACTATGCAGCAGCTGGTTATGATAACTACATGATAGGCATGTCTAGCCGCCTAAAAGCTATCGAGGCCGAAAATGGTCCACTTGATAAGTATGATCAACAGACCGTCACTGATGTCGGTCAGCCTGACAATATTGATGTTGTCATTGATAGTATTGAGATAACTATTAACGGTATTACCTACACCGCAACTAAAAAGCCAATTTAGGAGGTAAAGCTCCGAGATAATACAAAGCAAGCCCTCAGCATTTGCTGGGGGCTGTTTTTTGTGTTATTTCTCAAAATGTTCAATTACCTCACTGGCTAAATCACTTAATGAGTTATATTCATCTTCTGTTAAATCTGCTATTTTAAGATTTCTACTTAAATTATCTAATTCTTCTTGTTTTTTTTGGTCATGTTCTGGATTGCCAAAGACTTCTTTCATTATTTTGATTTGTATTTTTTGTGTGTTGTTGTTAAATTCCCGTAGTCTAAATTCTTGAGATATTCCATTCTTTTCCACTTCAATTAGTGCTTCCATAATTAATATAATTTTAGGAAAATCTGATTTTGAATTTTCGATGTTTTCAATAATTTCTTTTGATGTTGTGATAATTTTCATTTTTATTACCTCTTGTTATATTTTAACTTTACACCTGACATTGCAGATATCAACGTCCGCCAGTAATTCAGAAATTCTTTGATTTCCGTACATTTCATAAAACGTTATCGAGAGTTTTTCTAAATTATCATCATTAACTTCTAAACAGACAAGGTTGTCATTCACAACATTTACAAAATACCAAGTATCTTCGACTTTCACTAATGATTTATAAAACTCATCAGCAACAGTATCTATGCCTGATTTTGTTTTTAAATCTTGTAAGTACCTCATAACCCCATTATAGTAGCTACTTTGGATTTTTTGTTGCAAATCTCCGGACCTAACTCTTTTTATGTATTCAGATTTTGCTATTCGAACATTATTCAT